GTTATAGATAGAATGGTAAATTATAGAAAACAAGAGCAAACAGGAACACATAATGAAGACATACAACGAATTACAAGAGGGAGTTTACGATCCCAATATATTTAAAGCTTTTTTCCTAGCAGGTGGCCCTGGCAGCGGCAAATCATACGTTGTCAGGAAAACCACTGGTGGTACTGGACTCAAATCAGTTAATTCAGATGCTGCATTTGAGAAACTTCTTAAAGATGCAAATCTTTCTCTCAAGATGCCTGATGCTGAACTAGATGCCCGTACTCCAGTTCGTGACCGAGCAAAAGAAATTACCAAAAAACAACAAAAAAACTATGTTGAGGGTCGTTTAGGTCTTGTTATTGACGGCACAGGCAAAAACTATGATAAGATTGCAACACAATCTAATGATTTGCGTCAACTAGGATACGATACTCATATGATATATGTTAATACCTCACTAGATGTTGCATTAGAACGCAATGCAAAGCGATCTCGTAGTGTACCAGAATCTATTGTGATTAAGTCATGGAAAGAAGTACAAGCTAATATCGGTAAATTTAACAATCACTTTAAATCAGATATGATTATTGTGGACAATAATGACCCTGATGAAGATATAATTAAACAGGTGTACAAACGAATACAAGGTTTACTTCGCAGGAAAATTAAAAATACCAGAGCAAAAGCGTGGATTGAAAACGAATTAGCTCTAAAAAAGAGATAAAAACTGCATTTTTTTACTAAGTCCTTGTTTTTATGGAACATTTTTTTAGCGATTTGCCTTGACAAACCTTGTTCAACCTAGTATAATGGCTATATTATGATGAAAAAGGAGACTAGATGACCAGAACGGAACTAAAAGAAGTTGTAGAAGGCACCATTTGTGTGGTGTTATTGTTTGCGCTTGTAATTTTATCGTTGTGGACATTATGATATGATACCTATTAAGAAAAAATTCGACAATATTGATGACGGTATTGCAAATATGATTGCAGCTGCCAACTATGATTATAACAGCTTCATGCCCGAAAATAAAAAGATGTGTGATGAGTTTGCAAATGGTTGGATTGTCAAAAAAGGCAAGAAATACATCAAAATTTTATCAGGCACCCAAGCTTGGGGTTTTATTGTCAATACTGATGATGACAAGTTGTTTAAGAAAGGTGATCTTTTGAAATGTGCTGGGTATGCAGCTCCTGCCCGAAACAAAGCAAGAGGTAACGTCCTTGAAGGTGGATTCGCAATCCGATGGACAGGGCCTGCTTATTTGAGATAAATTAGTATTATGTGTTGACAAATGATGAGAGGCTATGATATAATAGCTATATTAATAATAAGAAAAAGGTTAGAACATGAGCATTTCATTGGGTACAAAAATTATTGGTGATTTTGGTGCAGAAGTTGAGATAGCAGAAGGTGTGGTTGTTAAAGAAACACTTTCAACAACCCTTGAGAGGTCTGAGAAATTTTGTGAAGTCAAGTGGGATAATGGCACTCACACTTGGATTATGAAGAAATATATTAATAATGCCGTTGGTAAATTGACTCCAATTGGGTATTATACCGCAGAGGTGTATTACGCATGAACGAAATAATGGACAGACTATTAAGACACTATATGAACCAAGATGTTGCAGTATTTCATTGTGACGGAGAAGGAAACAGAGATATTGTTGCATATGTTTCAGTCAATAAAAACTTATCCACTACCAAAAAATTAGAAGAAGCATTTGTAAAAACAAATACTGTTAATAGTGCTTGGTGGAAAAATGAAGAAGTGACATCTATGTTTTCAGGCACTACTTGCCGTAGTACTAGTGTTGGTGATGTGGTTATGGTTGATGAAAAAAAGTTTGAATGTGAACCTGTAGGGTGGAAAGAAATATGAAAAAGTGGGATATATTAATGGTTGTACTTGTGTTAACTGTTGTATTTATTTCTAGTGTTCGTGCAGACCCCCTTAAAAATCCAATGCCTTGGCTTGTGCCTCAAATCTATAGTGCCACAGTTGGGCCAATTGGTGGTGGGTATACACCTACTGACTTTGCAATTGCTAGAGGCGATATAAAATCAGTTCCAAAAATAAGAATCGTACAAGATGTACTGAAAAAGTCTGGTGTTGATACAACAAAAATTTTAAGATGGTTTAGATAAAGGTATAATATAATGATAAAAGCATTACTAATCGTGACAGCATTGTCGTCTGGTGGATTTGATTACAAAACTGAAATGCCGAGTATGGAATCGTGCATGGAAGCTAGAACATTAGTTGAAAAGCAAAACGCTGAAGTAAGTACTTTATGTGTTCCTTACAATGATGGACGAAGTGAAGACCCTGAGAAAGAGATACGAGGGGTGTTTAATCTATTCTTTGATTTGATAGATAGAGTAGAGAAAATTGAAAGAAAGGAATCGTGTGTTAAAGAACAATTATAAATAAAGATACATGGTAACACTAACAGCATTAGCAAAAGAATACTTAAAGAACGCAGCCAATGACGGCTTTGTTACACTTGGCATAAAGTCAGGTGGTTGTAATGGATTTGAATATGTGTGGGGAGTTGCAAACGAGGACAATCGTGAGCAACCATGCATAGAACCTGTTGAGGGATTCTTATTAATAGACCCTCAAGCAGAAATGTACCTTGTTGGAAGTCAAGTAGATTATATCACTGACTTAGCTGGTTCATTTCTCAAGGTTTCAAATCCATCTGCAACATCATCTTGTGGTTGTGGAGAAAGTTTTAATGTATGAATATAGATGCAAAATAGTTAAAGTAGTTGATGGAGATACTACTGATGTGGATATCGACCTTGGCTTCGGTGTCTGGATGAAGAAACAGAGGGTTCGTTTTTACGGTGTAGATACACCAGAAAGTCGTACCAGAGATTTAGAAGAAAAGAAGTACGGACTGATGGCAAAACAATTTGTGCTTGACCATCTGCCTATTGGCTCCACACAAACACTACGCACTCGAAAGGATGGGGTAGGAAAATACGGCAGAATTCTTGGAGAATTTGTTGTAGGTGATACAACTGTAAATCAGTTGTTGATTGATACACATAACGCAGTCGCTTACTTTGGACAAAGTAAAGAAGAAATAGAAGATGAACATATTGTGAACAGGAGCTTAGTGGAGAGTGATAAAAATACATGATGATTTCCTAGATGACGATCTGTATAATCGACTAGGAGACAATTCAATGCCATTTTCTGAAGTGCAATGGATTGGCAGATATGCTGAACCAGAAAATGCATTTCATGAATTTATAAAGAAACTATTCTTTCATGCATACCCAACTGTATGGGGACAAGATGAAATCATGGGTGCAACTGCATGGTGGAACATTAGACCCACTAATCCCAAACCACACAACGACAGAATATCATATTGTACAGTAGATGGTGTAGACTATACACCAAAAGACATTCCAAAACAAACATTCATATATTATTTAAGAGCTCCCGATAAAGGTGGACGCTTGGATATCTATACACAACCACCAATTACAGATGTTAAGATCGGTAAAGAGCAATTTTTTTCGTGGGCAGACCACCAGACAGATTCTATTGCACCCATTAACAATCGACTAATCTCATTTCCCTTTGATGTGATTCATCAAGTGCAAGCTTATGAAGGCAATCGGGTATCTATTGGTGCTATCTTTTGGAATGAGCTGCCTGCTAACTATGGCAAAACAGACCCCATGATTAATGCAAGGTATGAAAGACCTTGGGAAGTCAAATCGAACAAAGCAGGTACAAAAAAGCTTACTGATCAGTCCCTACTACAAGGAGAAAAGAACTAATGAACCATTTTTACAAAATAATCGCTATTATTGCAACATTAGTCCTTGCGGGCGCATTTGCTGTCGCAATTGATAAAAATGCCTTGACAAACCTTGTTCAGCCTAGTATAATGGTACTATAATTAGAAACTAGAGGAAAATCCTTGAATCAAGTGACCGCAATTGGTGGAACTAAAAAACAACGTGATTTGACAGAAAATGTCGTGTGGTATTGTATCAAGGAATTGATGCCAAGACACCGCACTCTGGATATTGAGATTCAATTGACCAAATGCTTAGATAAAGGTGCATATGGTTTTTGTGTAGCAGCTGATGGAACTACTCGTTCTTTTGTAATCGAAGTGGATAAACGACTACCTAAATTCAAAAACAAAAAAATAAATAAAAAAGGACTAGAACGATTCATTGAAACCATTTGTCATGAAATGGTTCATGTATGGCAAACTGCCACAGGTCGTATGGTTGATCGTGTATACCCAACAAAACTTGGTTCTCGCAAAATGTGGAAAACTAAAAATGGGATTTATGTGAATCATACAAACACTTCATATTCAAAACAGCCATGGGAACGTCAAGCGTATCGTATGCAAGACGGTTTACGCAAAGGTTTTTATAGGGAGTTGAAACATGGAAGACTATAAGATTAATTTATTGAATAATAGAATTGAAGCTGTGTATAAAACACACAAACAATGTACAACTGAGTGGAGTAGAAACTACTGGTTGAATGTACTTCAATCACTAATTAGAAAAGCAAAACTTGAACATTAATCATGTATATTTGTATCTGCAAAGGTGTAACTGATACTGCAATTGGTGATGCTGTTTGTCGGGGCGCTTGTCGAATGAAAGATTTGAAAGAGTGTCTTGGAGTAAGCACGCAATGTGGTATATGTGCTGTTTATGCACAAGAAGTATTGGAACAGGAATTAATGAAACACAGTATTAAAGAAGAGAGAATTTTTATATAAAATGAGAATTGAATGGACACAGAAAAAATTTACTGACATGAAAAATGTCGAAAGAACAGCATATATTGCTACTCAAATTTTAAATGAAGATGCAGAATATGGATTGAGCTCAGAAATAAAAGTGGGGTCAATTATTCCATCTGATTCTTTGAATGTATCAAATGAGGGAGAAGGTATGAAATATTGTGCAACAAGAAAAGTTTTTGACGATCAAATACACACTCAAAACAAATACTGTAAAAAGTTGGCTGATGCTATGATATGGATTGAGGAGTATGAAAAAGATGAATAATAATTGGTGTCTTTCAGTTGTATGTGCTATTATTTCTTTAGCAATGCACTACTCTTTAATTCAGCTGTTTATATTGAGTCATGGGTAAATTTTATATATAAGCACCTTGACTTTTTACTCACATAATGGTATTATAATACTATGAATTTTTACACAAATGTTCTTCAGTATGGTAACTTTCTTTTGGTGCGTGGGGTCAAAGACGGTGTACGAAACATAAACAAAAGAGTGAAATATTCACCAACATTGTTTGCTCCTGTAGGAAAGAAAACACCATACAAAACCCTAGACGGAAAATATGTCGCAGATATTCAATTTGATACTATGCGTGAAGCAAAAGAACACATTGAAGCGTATAAGTCACAGCCAAAACTAGTCTACGGTAACACTCAATACACATACAGTTATATCGCAGATGAACATAACGGTCATGTTGAGTGGGATATTGACCAGCTCATGATTGCAACTATTGATATCGAAGTCAAATCAGAGAATGGATTTCCCTCACCAACCGAAGCAAAAGAAGAACTATTATCCATTACCATCAAGAACCATCAGTCCAAGAAGATTGTGGTATGGGGTATCGGTGACTTCACAACAGAACGTAATGACGTTACCTATGTAAAGTGTGAGACTGAAGTACATCTACTCAAAGAGTTTCTAGTATTTTGGGAACGACACTATCCAGATATCATCACAGGTTGGAATACAGAGTTTTTTGACATTCCTTACATCTGTAATCGTATCGTCAGCCTATTTGGTGAGGATGAACTAAAACGATTATCGCCTTGGGGTTCGGTACGAGAACGTGAGGTGTATCAACTGGGCAGGCGTCAACAAGCATATGAGATAGCTGGTATTGCATCTCTAGACTTCATGTCATTATACCGCAAGTTTACATACACAGCACAAGAATCCTATGCTCTTAATCATATCGCAACTGTTGAACTCGGTGAACAAAAAGACGGCAATCCCTATGAGACATTCAGCGAATGGTATCAAAAAGATTATCAATCGTTTATTGAATACAACATACAGGACGTTGAGATTGTTGACCGCCTAGAGGACAAGATGAAGTTGATTGAGCTATGTCTTACTATGGCATATGATGCAAAAGTCAACTATACTGATGTGCTGGGTTCGGTAAAGTATTGGGATATTCTCATCTACAACTATCTGCGTGAAAAGAACATTGTCATACCACAAAAGGTTGCACATGAAAAAGCAGAGAAGTTTGAAGGTGCGTATGTCAAAGAACCACAGGTAGGTATGCACAAGTGGGTCATGAGTTTTGATTTGAACTCACTGTATCCCCATCTAATCATGCAGTACAACATATCACCAGAGACACTTGTTCCTAGTGAACCAGTAACAGGGCTGGTGGATAAACTGCTTGAAGGTAAAGCACGAAATGAAACTGAACATTGTATGACACCAAATGGTGCGTTCTTTCGCAAAGACAAACGTGGGTTTCTTCCAGAGATCATGGAAACCATGTACAATGACCGCACCAAATACAAGAAACTCATGCTCCAAGCATCACAAGAGTATGAGAACACCAAGAATCCAAGACTGTTGAAAGACATATCCAAGTATAACAATATTCAGATGGCTAAAAAGATATCTCTGAACTCAGCTTATGGTGCAATCGGGAATAACTATTTCCGATACTATGACTTGATGATTGCGTCAGCAATTACTACATCAGGACAACTATCTATTCGGTGGATTGAAAAATCTCTGAATATCTATTTGAATAAATTATTGGAGACAAAAAATGAGGATTACGTCATTGCTTCAGATACGGACTCAGTATACATTACTTTTGACCGATTGGTTGATAAGCTGTTTGGAGAGGGAAAAGAGACTAGAACAATTGTCAATTTCTTGGACAAGATTGCAAAAGAGAAGCTGGAACCATTTATTGAAAACAGCTATACAGCACTTGCCAAGGTAACAAACGCATACGAACAAAAGATGGTGATGGCTCGCGAGGTTATTGCAGACAAGGGCATCTGGACTGCAAAGAAACGATACATTCTCAATGTCCACGATAGTGAAGGGGTGCGATATAAAGAACCTAAACTCAAGATCATGGGCATCGAAGCAGTCAAATCATCTACTCCAAAGGTATGTCGTAACAAGATTAAAGAAGCTCTCAAGATTATTATTAACGAAGATTCAAAAGTGCTAAATACATTTATACAGGATTTTCGGAGTGACTTTATGAAACTAAAACCAGAAGAGATTGCCTACCCACGCTCAGTAAATGGGTTACAGAAGTTCTCATCATCTAATGGCATGTTTGCCAAGGGTGCGCCTATACACTGTAAGGGTGCAATACTATACAATCACCTACTCAAGACCAAGAAACTGACCAAGAAATACCCCCTGATACAAGAGGGGGATAAGATTAAATTTGTGCATCTGCGTCAGCCTAACGTGTATACCGCGAGTGCATTTTCTTTTATCACTTCCTTTCCAAAGGAACTTGACTTGAAGGACAAAATAGATTATGATACACAATTCACTAAATCATTTGTCGAACCATTGAAGTTTATATCAGAAAAGATTGATTGGTGGATAGACGATAGTTATGGGACACAGGGAACACTTGATGGATTTTTTTAAATGATACTAGAACGACAAGATGCTATATGGGTTGCTACAAAGTTGATGAATTACTTCAAAGACTTTAATCGAATTGACGATTACTTTCGGGCCCGCAAGATTGAACGTGTAAAGGATATTCCTACTTCTCTGCCAGGCATGGGGTTAGAGGATGATTTCTTTCAATCTTTTGATATGCATCCAGAAGATATGAACTTCGCCGTATCAACTATTCCAAATAAAACATGGGACACTATGTTAGAGAAGGTTGCATCATTCAGTCCAGACGATAGCCCAGGCAAAAATATGAAACTGGTTGTTAAGGAAACAACTACTAATACTATAGTTGGTTTCATTCGTTTGGGTTCTCCGTTAATCAACTCCAAGCCTCGTAATGATTACTTGGGTGGTGTACCAGACTTAACCATATTCAACAAACATGCCATAATGGGTATGGTAATCGTAGCAACGCAACCATTTGGTTATAACTATCTTGGTGGTAAACTTCTTGCTGGTATTTGTAACTCTCATGCAGTTCGTAGAATGTTGAATGAAAAGTATGATACAGAGTTCTGCTTGTTTGAGACTACGAGTCTTTATGGAAATATTAAATCATCTTCGATGTATGATGGAATGCGCCCATTCCTTAGATACAAGGGCGACACAGAATCTAAGTTTCTATTGACACTAGGTGAAGAACTCTATTTTGAATTGCGTGATTGGTTTACTGAAAAGAATGGTGGTGAAGACATCATTCACAAAGGTGCTTCCAGCCGCAAGATGAAAATTCAGACAAAGATGTTGGGTGTTGTCAAAGCAAGTCTAAAGATACATGATACAAAAGCGTATGAGTTGTTCTCAGACCAGATGGCAAAGGCAGGACAGGTTACAACTCAGAAAAGATTCTACATGGGAAATTACGGTTTCGAAAATGTACAGGATGTGCTTCTTGGTAAAACTGATAAACTAATTAAAGCAGAAAACTACGACAGGTTTGAACTTGATGAAGGCGTGGTTGCATGGTGGAAGAAACTTGCAACTAAACGATATAATAAAATGATTGCAGAGAACAGGGTTCGGACAGAACTAGAAGTCTGGGATAAAAACACAATGAATAAGATTCAAATAATACGATGATGGGAACAACGATTGGCTTTACTTGCGGCGCATTTGACTTACTACATGCTGGTCACATAGTTATGTTAGAAGAGGCAAAGTCTAACTGTGACTATCTTATTGTTGGGTTACAGACAGACCCATCTATTGATAGAGAAAATAAAAATAAACCTGTTCAAACAGTCTATGAGAGATATGTACAACTCAATGCTGTAAAGTATGTTGATGAAATAATTCCATACGATACAGAACAAAGTTTATTAGACTTACTGCAATCACAGAAGATTGATATTAGATTTGTTGGAGAAGACTACAGAGATATGGAATTCACTGGTATGGATTTGCCCATAGAAGTATTTTATACCAGCAGACAACATTCTTTTTCTTCATCAAGTTTGAGAAAACTTATCCTCAAGAAATATGTATTCTTATGATGTGGAAGAAAAGTTATAAAAAGTTCTTGACAATATCTAATTTATAATGTATAATGTTTATATAGAATGAGAAATGGTTCTCATTTTTAACCAAACTTAGTTGTCCTCGTGACTTACACGTTCTTGGAAACTAATGTTTTAATAAAAGGAGTGACATTATGTCATCAAATATCGTAGAGCAAAACATTGCAACCCCCCCTGCCTCATATGAGGCGTATCTCTATCAGTACACAAACTTGTCTGATGGAAAAGCCTATGTAGGAATTCACAAAGGTTCTGTGGATGACCCCTACAACCACTCTTCAACAAACGAAGAGTTCCAAAAAGTATTTGCCAACTCAAAATCACAATTGAAATTTGAAGTTACTTCATATGGAGATTATATGCAGATGCAGAATGCTGAACATCGCATTTTGAAAAAAGCAAATGCTCGTACAAACCCAATGTTCTACAACTTGTCGAATGGGTTTCCACAATTCGCAGAACCAGATATTGAAAACTGTGTGTTTATCAACCAGCAGATTGATGATGGTGTCTTTTCAGTAACAATTGAAGACCTTCAAATTCATGCACAGATGGGTTATCTACAGGTTCGCTTCCAACATGACCCAGAGTTGCAGAAAACCATCAAACAGAAAATTGATGATGCACGAGGCAACACTGATGCCTGTAACCCTGTACTCGTATGGGAAGGTCGTGGTTCAAATGGAGAAGATTTGCGTGGTGATGGAAATCACACAGTCTTCGGTGCTAGTCAGTCAAAACACGCTGTCGATATTCCAGTGATGCGTATTCCATATGCTGTTCACTGCGAACTTACAGATGAAGAGTTGCGTTTCATTGGTAACTTGCGTAATAAAAAATCAGAGGTTATCAAAAAAGAAATCTCAGAATCAGATGGTATCAAATACGTTCTTGACATGGCGGCGAAAAAAGTTCCTTTCAATGCACAGTCAAATGTTAACGCACTGAAAGAGTTTAGGTTTACAAAACAACAAGTGAAAACTATCTTGAACAAAGCAAATCAAATTCTTGAACAGCAAGAACAACACCGCTCTGCTGGACGTTTGTTCATCAACTGGAAAGCATCACCACACTTTGGTGTCTTGGAAAAGAAAGTTGCTTCGTACAATCGTCCAGATATTGGCCAGTGTTCAATGTACTTTTCATCTGGTGCTTTGCGTTTGGAACGTGTTCTTGAAACACTCTATGCGACTAAATGTGATAAAGCAGTAGTTGCTATTCACCATCCAACAGTCGCACAGTCGAAATTGTGGAAAACACAAATCCAACCCCATTGGTTGAACATCTGTAACCACTTCAACCTTGACATTGAATTCGTTGAGATGGATATGTGGATGGATGATTTGTCAGTAAAGGAAAATGTTGCTTAATGAACCTATTTGAATTAGGAAAAGAAGAAATACACCAGAATACAGTTCGTGTTCTGGTGTATCCTAACATTACATTCCAAGAAGATTTGGAAAAGGATAGTTATATTCAAGTTATCAAGAACCAGATTAAGCTACTGAATGATATTCGTAGTGACCTCTGGTTCTACTTGATACTTCCTTGTCCAGTTCCATCACTTGCATTTGATAACGTGACACAATGGTATATGGACTTTGAAACTTATCCCCAGACCATGCGTTCTAATTTTCGTGTAGATGTACTGCGAAAGATGCTTAACAATAGTCTAGACTTTGATATTGTTATGTCACACTTGCCTGAACACACACACCAACTTACTAACACGCTCTATAATGTGACACACCATATGCCTCCAGTGATGGGCTATTGTCATTGGTGGGACTTCAAAAATACGGTGTCTTGGCCGAAGGATAGTTTCCTACAGAACATAACTGGACTGCTCGAATATGATAGATGTTATCTTAACACCCAGCACCAAAAAGACTTGGTATTAGAACAAGCAGGTGAGACATTTAATACAAAGACTATAACCAGACTTGATGAAATCTTAACTGTACAACACCTAGGCGTGAATGAAAAAGATATTGTTGATGGTATCAATGAAACTCCAGAGAAGATTATCGTATTCAATCACAGGCCTGATACCTACAAACACTTCAAACAATTTATTGCTGTGTGTGACAAGTTGTGGGAACTGAGACAAGACTTCAAAGTGTGGGTGCCTTTACTTGATAAACCTAATCGTGATTATGTGATCACAACAAAAGGCGATAAAGAGTGGTACTATAAAGAACTACAGAAGTGCTACATGGGGTTCTCTCCTAAACAAACCTATGGTGGTTGGAGTGTTTCTACTACGGATGGAATGATGAATGGTGTTCCATATCTCATGTATGATGCTGGATATTATCACGAACTAAATCCAAAGGGTGAATTCTTCAAAGATGACCACGAAGCCCTTATGTTGATGAACACTTACTTAGATGATCCACAGTTTAGGAACGAAGAAGCAACAAAAGCACTTGATTGCATTTATGAAAGTCTTATCTATAAGGATAAGATTATAGAGATGAGTAAATATATAGATGATTTACTATCCAGACAAAGGGTTATGAGTGATAGCGATAAGTTCAAAGAAATTGTTGAATTTATAAAAACTAACAAAGAAGTTAGAAAGATAGATTTGATGGATTGGTTGTGCTGGGGTAGAGGAATTAAGTGGACACCATATCGCCGTGCGCTTATGAACCATCCAAACATATATGATATAAACGGCTCTAACCCAACATACTGTTGGAAAGATTAATTAATAAGGATGCATCATGAAAAAAATGAAAATCATAGCAGGGCCTTGTCAACATGAAACGCTAGAACAATCCCTAGAGATAGCAACAGAGTGTAAACGTGTATGTGATTTTTATGGTATTCAATACATATTTAAAGCTAGTTACGATAAAGCAAATCGCACACACAATAACGGCAAACGTGGGGCTGGTATGCACACCACAATGGAAGCATTTGCAGAGATAAAACAATCGCTGAATATCAAAATGCTCACAGATGTACATTCTGTTGCTGAGATTGATGATATTGTGGGTAAGTCATATCCTGTTGATGTGCTTCAAATACCTGCTTTTCTGTGCAGACAAACAGACTTAATCCACGCAGCATGTAAGACGAATAAGATCGTCAACATAAAGAAGGGTCAGTTTCTTGCGCCATGGGATGTTGGTGGTATTCTAAGTAAAACGAAAGGTGCGAAAGAGGTGTGGATAACTGAAAGGGGAACAAGCTTTGGATATAATCGTTTGGTGGTTGACTATACTGGTATGCAGTATATCCGTAAGCACTATCCTGTACCTATCGTCTTTGACGCTACTCACTCTGTCCAGCAGCCAGGCGGTAATGGTGAATCAAGTGGCGGTAATAGGGGTTACGTTACAGGGCTTGCTTGTGCTGCCGCTGGTATGGGCATTACTAACTTCTTCCTAGAGGTACATCCTAATCCCGACAGTTCGCCTAGTGATGGCCCTAATATGTTAAAACTTAAAGATTTCCAGACTACTGTGAAACAAATTGCCTTGATTTCTAAAACTTTGGAGAACGCATGGTGGATATGAAGACAGCAATATTAATACCAGCTAGAACTGGTTCGACACGATTTAAAGGGAAACCACTCGTAGAACTTGGTGGTAAATACATGATTCAGCGAGTGTATGACGAGTGTATAAAGAGTAAATTGGATACCTATGTCCTGACAGACGATTGGAAGATTGCTGAGGTGTTGAACGCACCCTCTAATATTTTGGTAGAAGAAACAAAACAGTTTGCAAACGGTACTGAACGCTGTGCAGATGCTATTCGTCATCATAGGTTTGACCAGTATGATCAGTTTATCAACGTACAGGGTGATATGCCTGACGTATCCTTTGACATGATCGTCAACACGTTGCACCAGTTAAAACACTATAGTGTTGCTACCATGTACACGGACATGCAAGATGGATACAATCATGCTCGCAACAATGACCTTAATTGTGTTAAAATGATTGTTGACTCATCAAGCAGACAACGTGCATTGTGGTTTGGTCGTGGACTTGCCTATGGAGAGCATCACTTAGGCATTTACGGTTATCATAGAAAGGCACTTGAGGAGTATTCTTCGCTAGAAGTACCAAAAGAAGAAACTTATGAAGGTTTGGAGCAACTACGATGGCTCAAATCTGGATACAATATTGGATGTATGTATACCGATTGGAATGGAATAGAGATAAATACTCCAGAAGATGCAATTGCATGGAGAAAAAAGCACGGCAAAGTTCAGAATTACAATACCGCACAATCGAGTGCAGCTGTGCATCGTTACCTAACAGGTGATTTACCTAACTAAAAGAGGTATTAGTATGACTATAGCAGGCAAAGTGTGGGGTCAAACAGAACTAGTCGAAGCAAAC